GACACCTGCCGGCGAAGCCCAGATTGTCACCGGCATTGCTGCTGCAGCGCACGCCAATCCTGGCCGATGGGCTGCGATCATGCAGGTTGTGAACGATTACCAAAGCGGCGCATCGCAGGCGACCATCGATATTGACATGGCAGCAGCAGTGAAGGCCGATAGTACGCTCGCGAAGTTCACCGCACCTCCCACGCCATTCGCTGTTCTCAAGTCCGACATTCAGAGCGCGGTGTCAACTGTACAGAGTGCAGTCGGATCTAATCTCGGTCTGACCGATATTTCAACGATGTTCGGCAATGCCGGCCTGAGCCATTTGTTCCCATTGGTTGCGGCTGGTGCACAGGTCGCGACGCCGACAGCAGCGCCCGCAAATTCAACGTCGCCAGCGTCAGACGCAACGGCTAAATCATTGACGTAACCCCTTACTGGTCGCGCGGCGTCCCCCCCTTTGGGTCCTCCCCCAGAGGGGGGTCGCCGCGCGGTGTGGCTTTCGCGAAATTTCTGTCGATAAGGCATGAAAAAAAACGCTTCTTCTTCTTCCGGCGCCCCGAAAAACCGGCCGAAACAGGCCGCGAAGTCGAAAAATGCGGGCGAGGCGGAAATCCGCGGGGATCTCGAGGCTTCGCGGCGATATGGAGTGTCGACTCGGACGGTGAAGAGCTGGCGTGATGCCGGCATGCCGCATCGGAAAGAAGGGCAGCAGTGCATTTACCTGCCATCAGAGACTGATCCTTGGGTCGATCTGCAGCGGCGGCCGAGCGAGACGCAGAACCTGAGTCCGGCGACGAAATTGAAGCTGGCCCGGGAAGGCGAACGGCTGAAACAGGATCGCCTCAAAGCCGCGGCGATGGAGCGGTCGGAGGCGGTCGAGCTCGGGAACGTGCTGCCGCGGGATGAATGGGAGTTGTTCGCGGTCGAAGTCGTACAACAGGCAAGGGATCGATTCATGCGGCTCCCAAAAATGCTGTGCAAACACGTGCCCGCGAAATATCACCGGGTGCTGCAGGCGGAGGGGGAAGGGGACGTCCGAAAGATTTGCGCGGAAATGGCCCGTTGTCTGGAACAAGGGGTGAAGGATTGAAGTGCTCAGCCGCCGAGTCTGGGACTCCTGGATCCCGCCCGATCGAGTCCGGGCCGTCCAGTGGATCCCCGACAACATCGTCATCCCCGAAGAAACCGAAACACCCGGTCTGTTCGACCTCGATTTGTTCCCGCACGTGCGGGGCGTGCTCGAAGCCATCGACGACCCGTTAGTCAGGCAGATTTACATGCAATGGTCGGTCCGCAACGCGAAGACCACGACGGCACTTGCCGCGCTGATTTTCTTCGCCGTCAACGCGCCCCGTCCGATGCTGTTCGGCTCGTCGACCGACGACAAGGCTGACGACACAATCGACAGCCAACTCTATCCGATGCTCGAGGCCTGCGCGGCGACGCGCGAGCAGCTCAAGCCAGAACATCAGCGGAATAAACGGTTCGTGGCCCTGCGGCGTTGCCGGATCCGCAAATCTTTCAGTGGCTCTCCATCGAGCATGGCCGGGTTTCCCGCCTGTTACGGTCATGCCGGCGAAGTATCGAAATGGACGACGAAAAAGAGTTTCGAGGCGGACCCTGTCAAGTTGTTCACCAAACGTGCCCTGTTATATCCGTTCGAATCGAAATACTTTTTCGAGTCGAGCCCTGGCACCAAAGGGAACTGCCGGATCGGCCGGCTGATGAACGACCCGGGGACTGATCGCCGCCGCCGTTACGTGCCGTGTCCGCACTGCGGAGAATTCCAGCTCCTCAAGATGGGAACCGGCCAGGAGGAGACCGGCGGCCTGCGCTGGGATAAACGCCCGGGCGAACATTCCGAGCGGCCGATGGCCGTCGCCTCGGCCTGGTATGAATGCCAGTTCTGCTTCGGACGGATCGAAGACCGACACCGGCCGGCGATGATGCGTGCCGGCGTCTGGCTCTCCGAGGGACAATCGATCGACCGCAAAGGAAAAATCGCGGGAAAGCCGCGGGTCGCCAGCCCGAATGTCGGTTTCGGCCCCTTGTCGGCGCTCTACAGCCTGGCAATCTCCGGATGGGGCCAGCTCGTCGGCGAATTCCTCGACAGCCGGAACGACAGTGAATCTCGCCGCGATTTCAAGAATTCAGTCGAGGCCGAGGAATGGGACCCGCAGCCGGTCAAGGTGCATGCGCACGAGCTGGCCGAACGCCTCGCCAGCCCCGACGCCGAGGCTCGCCGGCTTTGCCCGGCCTGGTCGGTTTTCCTGACGATGGCCGTCGACGTGCAGGCGGGGGGCGAACAGTACGAATGGCAGGCAACTGCCTGGGGCCCGCATTCCCGGGGCCACCTGGTCGATTATGGCGTTTGCTATTCCGAGGCAGACGTCGAGGCCCTGATTCGCGGGGCCTCGTTCCCCCATGCTGATCGTGGAAACCCGCTCCGCCCCGCTCGGGTATTGCTGGACGCTCGCGACGGGCATGTTACCGAGCGGATTTACGCTTTCTGCCGGCGGGTACCGGGCTGTCTCCCCTGTATGGGCTCGCGGCATTCGGCGTTCCCCGAGTTCTGCCGGCCGCAGTCGCTGGACGGCAACCCGACCTATAAACGGGCCGCGGCGGCCCAGGTCGCGCCGACGCATTTTTCGACGCTGCCGCTGTATCTCGAAATCAATACCGAGCGTACGCAGCGATGGGTGCAGACGCTCATTGAAACCGATCCGCTGCCGGGCCAGCCCCCGATTTTCACGGTGAACGCCGAGGCGGCGATGGATTTTTCGTTTCTCGATCAGCTCCTCAATGAATATGCCCACGATGAGGTCGACAACTCGGGCTATCTGGTTTCGGCCTGGCGGAAAACGGGCAAAAACGAACAGCGCGACGCGTTGCGCTATAACAGGGCCTTGGCCGAGCTCTTGATGCAGAACGGGCGGAGCTGGCCGCTGCTCAAGCGAATTCCAAACGCCGGCAATGCCCCGCAACAGCAAAGCGAACGGCCGGCCGGATTCACCACCCCCGACGGCCGCCCCTTCCTGGTGACCGAACGATGACGGCCCATGCACCCGGATTTTTCGCACGACTGGCGATGATAGCGGCCATGGCGCCGCGATTCAGGAAGGAACGAATTCAGACGGTGATCATCGGGAAGAAAGTCCCGCGAAACTCGAAATGCGTCTGCGGCAGCGGCAAGAAATTCAAGAACTGTTGCGCCCGTCCGGGCGAATACCTCACACTTCAATAGGAGCCACGGATGGCGCGAGCGAAAACGAAGGTAGAAGACGGGGAATCGAAAATCGCGATTACTGACGTCGGCGGACCGACGCAACGAACCGTCCGCATCGAGGCCCCATTGATGGCCGGACAGCCCGGCTACGTCCAGCGGCACCTCGACATGCAACTTTCGAGTATGCAGTCGGCGGCGCTGCGGGAACTGTTTGACGGTCTCTATGCCCGCTCAGAACGTCTCCGGGACGGCTCCCCCATTAAGAACGGCCCCGACGCCTTGCGCTGGCTGCTCGAGCAGCTCGCCCAGGCCGAGGCGATCGCCGAATAAGGAAAGAGCATGGCGAAGAAATCCGCGACGAAAACGCCGGGAATTCGCGATCGGATTAAAGAGCTGCGTCGGGTGAAAGCCAGCGAGCTGCTCGCCGACCCGCGCAATTGGCGGCTGCATCCTCTGGGCCAGAAGAATGCCCTTAAGGGGCTGCTCGACGAGGTCGGCTATGCCGATGCCCTGCTCGCGCGCGAGCTGCCCGATGGCCGCCTGATGCTGGTCGACGGGCATTTGCGCGCCGAGACGACGCCCGATGAGATCGTGCCGGTGCTCGTTCTTGATCTGAACGAGGCCGAGGCCGGCAAGGTGCTCGCGACGCTCGATCCGCTGGCCGGCATGGCGGAAATGGATTGCGCCAAACTCGACGCCTTGTTGCGCGAGGTCGATATCGGCAATGCCGACGTGCAAAAGATGCTCGACGACCTGGCTGAGGACGCGGGCCTGGCGTCGGCCCCCGATCCGCAGCAAGATGAGGTCCCTTCGCCCCCGAAAGTTCCGGTCACTCGCATCGGCGATCTCTGGATTCTCGGAACGCATCGATTGCTCTGCGGAGATTCGACAAAGCCGGCGGACGTCGCCCGCGTGATGAATGGCGAACGGGCCGGACTGATGAATACCGACCCGCCCTATGGCGTCTCGTATGCGAACGATGATCGTCCGAACCCTGGGGTGGCGAAGCCGCGGGTGGCGAATGACGAGCTCGCCGACGAAAAATTGCAGGCGTTCCTCGAGTCCGTTTTCAAGACTGCGGTCGATACCGCGCTCGCCGAAAAATCGGCTTGGTATCTTTGGCATGCGCATTTGACCCAAGGATATTTCGCCGCCGCCGCCGCCGCCGCCGCAAATGTCGTGCTACACCGGCAAATTATTTGGGTCAAACCGGTATTGCTGCTGGGCCGTGGACATTATCACTGGAAGCACGAACCATGCTTTATGGGATGGGTGAAGGGAAGGCAGCCGCCGGACTACGGCGAGGGGAATGGCGAACGAACGCAGACGACTGTATGGGAGCTCAAGAGCGTGAGCCAGGCTGACCGGAAAGAGTTTGACCATTCGACGCCGAAGCCGGTCGAGTTGTTTTCGATCCCGATTTTGAAACATCTGCAGGCAGGTGAGATCTGCTTCGAACCATTCGCCGGGAGCGGTCCACAATTCATAGCGGCCCAGCAACTGGGTCGTCGCTGCTTCGGGGTCGAATTGGAACCGAATCACTGCGATGTCATTTGCGAGCGATATAGGAAGGCCTCCGATAATCCACCGGTCCTCGAATCGACCGGCCAGACGTTCGACGAGGTCCGCGCCGAGCGACTGAGCCAAAAGGCTGCCGCCAAATCCAAAAAGGCGAAAAAGCGGTCCGCGGCCTGAAAATGACGCGCCAGGATGCCCCAGGATCGACGCGAATGACTCGGTCCGATCCGTAGGACGTCCAAAAATCCGCTTTCGGAGTCGGCTTTCGCGTTTGGCGACAATCAGCCAGAACGCTCCGAATGTCCTCGCTCACGTCCGCCAGCACCTTCCAGCAGATCGAGAACAGCTACCTCGATAACGCCTCCTACGCGGAGGACAACGACGTGGTGAAGGCCAAGGCGTTCGTGACGGCCTGCCGGATGCTGCTGCTGAAAATTCCTGCCAAGAGCACCCACGGCAAAGGGGGCTCGGTCGAGTTCAACACCGAAATGATTCAGCGTCAGTTGACCGAGGCCCGTTCCTGGCTCGCCACGCATGGCACGCCCGACGTCGTGCATCCCGGCTTCGGGAACTTCCGCGATTACCCACCCGGCTCGAGCTGGCCAGGCCCCGGTTATTGCTAATCGATGCGAACCATCCCCAAAAATCTGGCGACGAACTTCGAAGATGCCCAGGCGCATTATTCGGCGGCTCGGCGTTCGCGGTTTCGAAGGCTGCGAACCGGCACGCTCGCGATGGGCTCGACCGCCGATTACCACTATGCCATCCAGACCGACTTTTTGAGAATTCTCGAAGACAGTCGGGACATGGACCGCAACGATGCGGTCGTCGGGGCGATCGTCGATCGGGCCGTGACCAATCTCGTTCAGGACGGGATGACCAATGAGCCCGACACCGGCGACGCCGGGGCGAATACTGCCCTCCGCGACCGCTGGAACGCCTGGGCCGAAAACGCCGACGAATGCGACATTCAGCAGGAATGTTCATTCGTCGAAATGGAAGCCCTCGCTAGCCGGCACATGCTCGTCGATGGCGACGTCCTGGGTCTATTGACCCCCGAGGGGGCTGTGCAAATGGTCGAGGCGCATCGCCCGCGAACACCCAGCAATAGCCGCCGTAACTGTGTGCATGGCGTGCTGCTCGATGATCGCCGCCGCCGGATTGAATACTGGTTAACTAAAGACAACGTCTCGCCGCTCTCGCAAGTGAGCCGGGTCAGCGACATCATCCCATACAAGACGCGCGACGCCGACGGCAACCGCGAAATCGTCCATCTCTACAACCCGAAGCGCGTCACCCAGACGCGGGGCGTATCGGCCTTCGCCCCGATCTTCGATTTCCTGGGGATGTTCGAAGACATCAACTTCGCCCACCTGGTGAAAGCCCAGGTCTCGGCCTGTTTCGCGATTTTCAGATCGCTCGACGTGGCCGCGCCGCTCGATGCGCCGCCGGGCCAGGGCGGAACGCGGTGGACCGAGCCCGAAACCGATGGCTCGACGCGCACCATCGAGGGCATTGCCCCCGGAATGCAGGTCTACGGGCGACGCGGCGAAAAATTAGAGGGATTCGCCCCGAACGTGCCGAATGAGTCATTTTTCAACCACATGAAACACATCCTGACAGTCATCAGCATCAATCTGGGGCTGCCCCTCGTCGTCGCTCTGATGGACGCCAGCGAAACGAACTTTTCCGGCTTCCGCGGGGCGGTCGATCAGGCCAGGATGGGCTGGCGACGCAACCAGGCGGCCCTGGTCGGACGCTGGCATCGCCCGATCTATAAATGGAAGGTCCGCGACTTCATCGACGAGGATCGGGCCCTGCGGGCCATCGCGGGCAAGCTCGGCGATCGGATCTTTAATCATCGCTGGGAGCCGCCCCGCTGGCCGTACATCGATCCGCTGAAAGATGCGTCGACCGATTTGCTTCGCCAGCGCAACGCCCTCACATCGCCCAGGCGGATCCAGCAGGAACGGGGCGACAACTGGGAAACGACCTCCACGGAGATCGTCGAAGACAATGCCCTGGCGATCCGCAAAGCTAAACAGGCTGCCGCAAAATTGAACGCCGATTTCCCCGACGATCCGCCGGTGCAGTGGCGCGAGCTGCTCAGCCTGCCGACGCCCGATGGCGTCCAGGTTTCCCTCCAGGGAACGGATGACGTGACGGCGGCCAATACGAACGCCGATCAGAACGCCGGAAGCGGCCCCAAAAAACAAGGCGCCCAGAAAGGGAACAAGTGAAAGACGAAATCACACTTGAACTGACCGGGCAGCCGGTGATCTCCGCCGCCGAACAGTATTTCGGGGTCTGGGCGATTGCCGAGGAAACATTTCGCGGCGTTGTCGAGCATGTGACCGGCCTGAATCTGGTCGCACACGTCAGTTTGAATCAACAGCCGGCCGCCATCGCGGCGGCCAGTTCGCGGGCCAACGCCGCGGCCGAGCTGCTGGACGGCGTCGCTGTCGTGAATTTGTCGGGAACGCTAATGAAATCGGTCGGCTCGCTTTCGAGCGGCACGTCGACCGTCAATGCCCGCCGGCAGATCCGCCAGGCGGTCGCCGATCCTGCAGTCAAAGCCATCCTACTGCGGATCGACTCGCCCGGCGGCACCGTCGCCGGCACGTCCGACCTGGCCGACGAGGTCACCGCGGCGATCGCCGCCGGCAAACCCTGTTATGCCTACGTCGAGGACCTGGCCGCCTCGGCGGCTTACTGGATCGCCAGCCAATGCGACAAGGTCTATTCCAACGCTACGGCGATGATCGGTTCCATCGGAACTTACATGACCGTGCAGGATTATTCCGCCGCCGCGGCCCAGAAGGGGGTCAAGGTGCATGTCGTTCGCGCGGGGGCGATGAAGGGCGTCGGCACGCCCGGAACCGAAATCACCGCCGAACACCTGGGGGAACTGCAGCGGCTCGTGAATGATCTCAATTCGCAATTCGTCTCCGCCGTGGCCAAGGGCCGGAAACTTTCCGCCGAGGTCGCCGCGGGCCTGGCCGACGGGCGCGTGCACGTCGGCAGAAATGCCCTCTCGCTGGGGCTTGTCGACGGCATCCAGAGTTTCGATGCCACATTAACGGCACTGGCCACGCTTGGCTCGGCTTCGCCGATTTCAAATCCAACACCCAACACCCCTACTCGCAAAGGAATGAAAATGAGCGGCGAAAATGCAGCGGCCAACGAAACGAAAACCGAAGTTATCCCCCAGGCCGCGAGCGTTCAGCAGCTCAAAGCCGCATTCCCGAAAGCCGATGCCGCCTTTCTGATGGGGCAGCTCGAGCGGAGCGCCACAATGGCGCAGGCGCAAGGGGCCTGGACCGAGCACCTGCAGGCCCAGCTCGATGCCAGCCAGGCCGAGCTCGCCAAGGCCAAGAAGAGCGGCGCGCCGGTCCTGACGACCGGAACCCGCAAAACCGCAGCCAGCGCGGCGACCGAAGCCGCCTCGACGTCGGAATTCGACGGCGACGCGAAAGCTGAAATGTCCCGCCTGGTCGGCGAACGGATGCGCAATGGAATGGGTCGTTCCGAAGCCACGAGGGCGGTTGCCCGGGCGAATCCCGAATTGCATCGGGCCTATCTCGAAGCGACCAACAGCCCCAAGGTCCATGCACTGATCGGCGAACGCTTCGAGGGGTAATTCGCCGACTTTTGTACACCCACCCCCTGTACAAAAGTCGCGAAACGGGGGCATCCAATTCAAATCACAAACTTTTTCAGGAGCTCATAACATGCAAGTCAACTCGTCAGCTCTGGTTACTTTCCCGAAGACGGGCGCGCTCGCGGCCTGCCTGCGGGTGATCATGGTCGGGAGCAATCTGGCCCTGGCCGACGCCAACGATCGCGAAGACGGCACCTTGGCCCAGAATTATCTCGCCTCGGGTCTCGGCCAGGGGAACTATGCATCGGTTGTTTCCCGCCATGCCCCGGGAACCTGCATGATGGTCGCCTCGGGCGCCATTTCGCAATGGGCCGACGTCTTCGCCGACGTGCTCGGCCAGGTCTCCGCCAATCCGACAGGTTATTACATCGGCGTCGCCTGCACGTCCGCGGCGACGGCCGGCGATTGGATCGAAGTATTTCGCGTCGACGATCGCGGCGGCATGATTTACACGTCGACCGGCGTTTCGAACGTGATCACGAACGTAAACACCGAGACCGCGTTCAATAAAACGTGCACGATCGCCCCGAACGTTCTCAAAGTCGGCGACATGATCCACGTGATCGCGCACGTTCTCTGCCCCGCGACGAACTCGACCGACACGCTGACACTCAAATTGAAAATCGGCGCCACGGTCGTTGTGGCCACGGCGGCGGTCGACGTCGCGAACAGCGATATCGCTTTGATCGATGCCATGTTGATGATCCGTACCGTCGGGGCCTCGGGAACCTTTATTGCGGTCGGAACGCAGGGGCTGGGAACGCCCGGCACCGTGACCGCGAAACCGTTCAACCTGGCCTCGACGACGATCGACACAACCGCTTCGCAGGTGATTTCGGTAACGGCTACCTGGAGTGTGGCAAATGCCGGTGACCAGGCCGAACTCGATTTATTGTCCGTGATTCGCAACGGTGGCTGACGACGTTCTCAGTTCTCGGTTGCCAGCCGTCCGGCTGCTCTGGCAACTCACAACTGACAACTGACAATTTTTCGCAAAGGAATGCACGATGCTTGGTTCAGTAGGAACAATCACCCGTTACGATTTGTCGCTCCCGATGGCCGAATTCGACCTCGAGGCGAACCGGAAGGGATATATCGGTCCCTCGATCCTGGTGCCGCGCCTCGTCGGCATTCAGGCCGCCGACGTCGGCAAGATCCCGCCGAATCAATTGATTTCGGCCGGGCCCGATACGACCCGCGCTTCAGGCGCCGGTTACAAGCGCGGTAGCTTCGAAATGGACAAATATAGCTACAGCACCCAGGAACACGGTTTCGAAAGCGCGATCGACGATCGTCAGCTCGCGATTTACGCCGGCATCCTGAACGCAGAGGCGGTCCACTCGCAGCGGACTCAGAACTTTGTCCTCGAAGATTTCGAGCGAGCCTGCGCCGCGGCGGTCATCAATACCGGGACGTTCACAGGAGCGTTAACGGGCGGTGTGCTTAACGGCGTGTGGTCTACGCATGCGAACGCGACGCCGATCGATGATATTCATAAGGCAATGGAGGCCGTCCGTCTCAATTCGGGACTGGAGCCGAATATTGTCGCTTTCAATTCGCTCGCGTTCTGGCATGCGATGAATTCGACCCAGGTGGTAAGCCGCGTGCAATATACGAAGACCGCCACAATGGCCGAATTGGCTGGCCTTCTTGCTGCCTGCATCGGCATCAAGAATCTGGTTGTCGCCGGAAATGGCGTCGGTGGCGCTTCGGGAGGTGGTTTCAAGAATACCGCCAACCAGAACAACACCACGCCGACCTTCGCCCGCATCTGGCCCGATACGACGGCATTCGTCGGTCGTGTCGCTGAAACCGAAGATCCGCAGGAGCCGTGCTTCGGTCGCTCGTTCATCTGGAACGGTGCCGCCGGCGGCGAGGCCCCGACGTCGCTCGGCGACGATCAGGAACTGGCCCTCATCATGGAAGAATACCGCGACGAACGCGTCCGCGGTTCCGTGATCCGTGCCCGGACCGACTGGGACATCCAGATTATGTATGCGACCGCCGGGTACAACCTGACGGGAATTCTGTAATCGAGGCGTCAAAACGGTGAAGAGACAAGCCCGATGCAGGAGGCACTGCATCGGCTTGTTCTCTTCCCGGTTTCCTGCAGTCGAGACCGCCGTTCATGGCCAGTCAGTTCGCCACGCTCTTCCAGAATCACGCGATCCCGGTGCTCTCTGAGCAGCTCGGCGAGGCAGTGGTGCGCTATCCCCTGGGCGATTTGTTGTCGCCCGTTTCTATCGTCGCAATCTGGGCCGAGGATGATTCCCAGGACACGCCGGTCCGCGGTCACGAGAACCTGCGGAAAGTCGCGCTGACGATCCTCGACTCGACGATTGTTCCCGACGCTCGGGACATTTATGCCCCTGCCGCCGACTGGGCCAATCCGGCGCAAGTCGGTATTACGCCGCCACTTCGGCAATGGACCGTTCGCAGCATTTCCCGCGGCACTGAACCGGCGACGGTCTGCAATCTCGAATTCCGCGAAATGGAGATCCGGAACGGGAAGGGGGGCCGGCTCCTGTGAGCGTTTCCCCCACCGGCATCGTTTCTCTGCCGCTTTACTACGCCCAGCAGACGCTGGCCGCGTCGGTCACGTTCCAGGGTCTAATGCAGGTTTCTACTTCTGCTGCCGCGGCGGCCAGGGTGTTTATCGGCGAGACCGACGAGAATGCCGACGGCGACGCCCGGCCGCGGGCCCTGCTCGATCACATTGACGATATCGGGTTCGACAAGATCACCACGACGGGCCTGCTCGGCAACGGAACGGTCGAGTGCATCATCGAGGTGCCGACGCCGGCGGCCTATGCCGGCGTCGTCCGCGACGCGCGCATCTGGTTCTACAACGCGCTCGGCGGCGTGCTCTCGGAAATGTTCGCCCTGGCCGGCGTCGGCGGGTACCTGAATATCCTCGGCTACAAAATCACGGCGATCGGCCGGGCCGATCCAAAAGACAACGACGGGGCCGACTTCTGGGTCTGCGATCTCGATCTCAACTGGCAGGGGTAGATGAGCATTTTCAAACTTGAATTCAGCTACGAAGCGAGTTTGTGCACGGAGCCAGCGCACAAACGGCTGATGAACCGTCTCTATCGCGAGGCGATGCAGCGGCACAAAGAGAAAATCCTGCCGCGGCACTTCGAGAAAGTTCCCGAGACCGAGCCGCACGGCGCCTACGGTTATGCCCCTCGTTCCCGGCGATGGAAAAATAGAAAGGCTCGACAGGGGAAAGACCCCGATCGGCCGCTCGTTTATACCGGCCTGATGCGGACGATTGTCATTCGCGAATCGGTTGTCCGGGCCACGAAAGACCATGCCACGCTCACGGCGAAAAATCATTATCCGATGAGCGAACAGCGACGGCGGGAAGTCGAAGCGATTTCCGACCGTGAAATTTTTCGCATGGCCGGGCGGATGAAACAGGATTACATGCAGCTCGTCAAAACACCCGAGTTCGCCCGCCGCCGCGGCGTGCGGCGAATTGGGGCAACGCCTTAAGGAATCTAAGACATGGACGTCCTATACGATGCGGTCCTCGGTGCGAATACCCTGCATCAGATCAAGCGCACCAGTTTTCTGCCGTCGGTCGAATCGCAATCGCTTCGCCAGTCTGGCGCTCTCGATCCCACCAACATCGTGGTGAAAGGGGCCGAGCCGCGGGTCACCTTCGAATCGATGGATCTGACCGGCGTTCTGGCGGCTTGCTCGGTCACCGGCGGGCTGTTCGTCAGTTCCGGCACGATCACGATTCCCTGGAACCGCCGGGCAAACGGCGGGACCTTCGCCGGCGGCAGCACGAATTTCGTTTTGAACGGCACCAATGGGCTCTTCATTCTCAAGGGAATTTCCGCCAGCCAGGGGGACGAGGGGGCCGTCGCCGAAATCGAGGGATGCTTTCTCTCGACCGATGGTCTGACGGTTCCCGTAACGTCATCGGTCAATCAGGCTCTCGGCGCGCAGGCCTACGGCACCGCCTATGCAATGGGCCCGATGTATCTGGACGGCACGCAATTGACCCAGGTCGAATCGATTCGCGTCGACCCGGGAATCGGCCTGGTTGTCAAACGCTTCGATGGAGCGGTCTATCCGACGATCGCATTTATCCAAGAACGAAATCCCAGCATAGACGTGACCTTCGAGAACTTCGACGCCATGAACAC